CTATCCCCGATATCATCGAAGACCTTCAGAACATCTGTAACGCTGCCGCCCGCGCGCTTGTGAACAACATGGGCATTGCGTCCGGTCCGCAGGTCGAGCTTAACCTTGAGCGCATCCCGCCCAACGAAGAAATCACCACGATGCACCCGTGGAAAATCTGGCAGGTTCTCAATGACCCGCTGGGCTCTTCCGCGCCTGCCATTCGCTTCGAACAGCCGGTCGATAACTCCAACTCGCTGATGGCGGTCTATGAACGCTTCAGCCGTCTGGCCGACGACCACTCGGGCATCCCGTCCTACATCTACGGCGACACGGATGTGCAGGGTGCCGGTCGCACGGCGTCTGGTCTGTCGATGCTCATGGGCTCCGCTGGCAAGGGCATCCGCCAAGTCGTGATGCACATCGACCACGATGTCGTGAAGCCGATCATCCAGCGCCAGTTTGTTTACAACATGCGCTACGACGAGGACGAGAGCATCAAGGGCGATGCCGAGGTCGTGCCGCGCGGCGCTGTCAACCTCGCCGTCAAGGAGACCACCAACGTACGCCGCGTCGAGTTCCTGAACGCGACCGCCAACGAGATCGACATGGGCATCATCGGACCCGATGGCCGCGCCGCGATCCTGCGCGAAATCGCCAAGGGGCTCCAGATGCCGGTGGACGAGATCGTTCCCTCGCGCGAGAACTTGGCGATCAAGAAGAAAGCGCAGGAGCGCATGGCGATGCAGCAGATGATGCAGGAGCAGGCCGGTCTGCAAGGCCCGACCCCGCCCGGACAGCAGCCTGCGGCGCAGCCGCTTGACCCCGGTGGCGCACCTCCCGGTGGCGTGAACGTGGTCGCTAACCAGCAGACTGGCCGATGATCCGCCCCGAGCCGGAACTGATCCAGCTTATCGCCCGGATGGCTTCGCACTATCCGGATATCGCTAAGTGGCTCAACGATTGGCGAGCACATGAACTTGAGCAACTGCCGATGGCAGGTCCGACTGTTGTCCAGACCATGCAGGGCAGGTGTCAAGTATTGACAGAGTTGTGTAAACTTGTTAATGGTTCCCGTGATATGTCCGCACAATCGCGTAAGCGATAGCAGACATCCACATAAACTTAAGCACGCACACCGAGAGGAGCGTTTGTATGGCCTTACCCGAGCAGATCAGAAAGCAGTCCGAGGCTATCGCCAAGCACTACGAGGAAATCAACGCCGATGCCGCCAGCGAAGCTGCGGCAGGCGCAGAAGCCTCTGTGTCTGATGAAGCCAACGGTGCCCCCGATCCTGCACCTGAAGCCGCGCTTAACGAGCAAAAGCGACCGGCTACCACCGATGATACTGCTGAACAGCGTTACCGCACCCTTCAGGGTATGTATAACGCCGACACGGCCCGCCTCCGGGCCGAGAAGCAGGAACTCACCTCGCGGGTTGAGCAGCTTGAAACGCTGCTGTCCTCCATTTCTTCTGCACCTGCACAGTCTACTGCTAGCAATGAGAGGCTCATCACAGACAAAGATATTGAGGAATACGGCGACAGCATCGAAGTGATGCGCCGTGTGACCAAGGAAGAAACCCTTGCCTACCAGCGTGAAATTGCGGACCTGCGTAAAACCATCCGCGACCTTCAGCTTCAGGTAGTCCCTCGTGTCGAGGCTGTCGCCCAGCGACAGGCCAAGTCTGCTGATCAGGCTTTCTGGTCTGAGTTGACAGCAACCGTGCCGAACTGGAAGGACATCAACCAGAACAAGGATTTCCACGCGTGGCTCCTTGAGGTCGATCCTCTGACGGGTGTTACCCGCCAGACCCACCTCGAAAGCGCGCAGAAAAATCTCGACGTTCGCCGCGTGGCTGCGTTCTTCAGTACGTGGCAGGGGTCCACTGGCCAAAGCATTGCTCACGAACCTCGGGACGCTGCAAAGTCTCAGCTTGAGAAGCAGGTTGCCCCCGGACGTGGCCGCACAGCGGCTGCTCCTTCGGCACCGCAAGCCAAGACGTACACATCGAATGACATCAAGCAGTTCTTCAATGATGTGCGCCGTGGTGCTTACAAAGGCCGTGAGACCGAGCGCGACCGTATCGAACGCGACATCTTCGCTGCCCAGCGCGAAGGTCGCATCGTCGCAACTGGTTAAACGGAGCCCTTAAATGGCATTCCCTACCGCCCCCGGTCGCCCGAACTATTCGGGTAACTTCATCCCCGAAATCTGGTCGGGGAAGCTGATCGAGAACTTCTACGACACGACTGTTCTCGCGGCTATTTCCAACACCGATTACGAAGGCGAAATCAAGGGTCAGGGCGATACGGTCAACATCCGTACGCAGCCCAACATCACGATCCGCGATTACGTCAAGGGTCAGAACCTCGTCGTTGAAACGCCGGATAAGCCGAAAATCCAGCTTCTCATCGACAAGGGCGAATACTTCGCCTGCGTCGAGGACGACATCGACAAGGTGCAGACGGACGTGAAGCTCATGGATATGTGGTCCAAGGATGCTTCCGAGCAGATGAAGATCAAGATCGACCAGCGCGTTCTGACCGACATCCTGCCCGACATCTCCGCTGTCAACAAGGGCACGGCTGCTGGCCGCGTCTCTGGCGCGTTTAACCTCGGCTCCTCTGCCGCCCCGCTCACCGTCACCAAGGACGGTTCTGGCGGCACGGCTTCCGTGGTCGATCTCATCGTTGACATGGGCACCGTCCTCGACGAAGCCAACTGCCCCGAAAGCGGTCGCTTCCTCGTCATCCCCGCCCGCATGGCCAACCTCATCAAGAAGTCCGAACTGAAGGACGCGTCCATCACTGGCGACAATCAGTCTGTCGTCCGTAACGGTCGCCTCGGCCAGATCGACCGCTTCACGCTGTACGTCAGCCACAACCTCAACGTCTCTTCGGGCAAGTACAGCATCATCGCTGGCACGAAGATGGGCCTCACCTTCGCTTCGCAGATGACCGAGATGGAAACCCTGCGTTCCGAAACCACCTTCGGTGACATCATCCGTGGTCTTCAGGTTTACGGCTACAAGGTCGTGAAGCCGGAAGCTCTCACGATGGCTGTCGTCCAGTTCTAAGGAGACCTGATAATGGTTGCATATACCGACAGCCTCGGCATCAATAAGGGCTCCATCGCCCTCGGTGCCTCGTACACCAACCACTTCACCGTGATGGACTACACCATCGACTTCGCCAAGATCGCGGCGGCTCGTACGGCTGCTGGCGCTACTGCGCTGGCCGCTACCGATACGCTGGTTCTGGCTACGCTGCCCAAGGGCTCCCTGATCCTTGGCGGTATGGTGAAGCTGCTGAAGGCCGAAGGTGCCGCTGGCACCATCGACCTTGGTATCACCGGGTCGCTGACGCTGTTTGCCAACGACTTCGATTGCAATACTACGGTGAATACCATCGTGGCCGGAACCACTGCTGCCGGTCTCACCGCCGACACGAACGTGGTGATGACCGTCAACTCCAACTCCATGGACGCCTGCCGCGTAATGCTGTCCATCGTTGTGGTTGACGTGCTTGCCAACCCCGGTTCGATCCCCAACGTGACGTAACCTGATGGGGGCGCAAGCCCCCGTCTTCTCATAGGAGATCGGACATGGGTATGTATTCTGGCGTTGCGCGTGACAACCTGCTGGTCAACAGCGGGAACATCACCGTTCAGCGTTTCCGTAACACCAACATGGTGCCGGTTACGAAGACCGCTTCGTTCACGCTTGGCGCGGACGAGAACATGGTCATTTGTAACGGCGCTTCCGCCAACGTGACTGTGACGCTTCCGGCTGCTTCGTCTGTTCCGGGCCGCACTGTTTGGATCAAGAACCTCTCCGCTACCTACACGGTGATTTCTGCATCCTCCAACGTGGCACCGGCTAACTCTGCCTCTGCCGGTACGGCTATTCTGGCCGCTACCGCTGGTGCGTGGGCGTTGCTCGTAAGCGATGGGACCAACTGGGTCATCATGGCCAGCTAATAGGTGGGGGCTTCGGCCCCCATCTCCATAAGGGGTACAGATGGCTACTGCGCTTACCGGCTCCCGCGTAAAGGAAACCTATACGCAGGTTCTGCATGTTGATGGTGGCGTGAGCGCCACCGAGAAGATCGTCCGTACAGGTACGGGCGCAGCCACCGCCCTGAGCGTTGGCACCAACTCCGTCGCCGTTGAGAACATCCGGCTGGACGGCAACACCATTTCCACGATCAACGCCAACGGCGACCTGAACCTGACGCCCAACGGGACGGGCAAGGTTGTTGTCAGCGCCGCGCAAATCACGGGCGGCACGGTCTCCGGTATCACCGATCTGGCCATTGCGGACGGCGGCACGGGTGCCTCGACGGCTGCGGATGCCCGCAC